AACAACTATGCTACAGCCGTAGAAATAGCATACACAGATGTTTATATTCCTTTGGCTAACAAGATAAACGAAAAACTATCACGCTTTTTAAGTGAAAAGTACAAAGTAAAAGAGCTTATAAAAGTAGATTTAAAAGAGTTAGACGCTATTAACTTAAATACTAATGATTTGGCACAGTCATTAAGTAGCTTACCACCTTTATTAAGTGATGCAATTATACAAGACATGACACCGAACGAGCGTAGAAGTATTGTAAACTTAGATAATATTGCTGGAGGTGATGAAGTAACGGCTGTAAATGGTGCTAACAATGTTAATTTAAACTTGTAACATGAAAGACACAAAGAAACTTAAACAGCTAATTGATAAAGAGGGTTTAAATTCTACCGTAGTAAAGTCAATTAAAGATAAATTAAAGGTATTAGATAACGATAAAACAGTAAACAAATGATTAAAAGCGCATATTTTCCAAATAAGACATTTACAACTAAGCAAGAACTATTTAAAGAGTTAAAGGATAATAAAAAGGCTTTAATTGATTTAAAAAAGGCTACTATATTAAATTCAGACGGCTTAACCTCTAAGACTATAAAACTAGAACAAAACGCTGTTAAAGGTCTTGTAATGGACTCAGATTACTCTTATCACGTAATAAATACAACTAAATACTTAGATTCTCACATGGACGTACACATGGACGGCATTTGGAACAAGTCTATAAATGAACAACAGGGTAAAGTTTATTTTTTAGCAGATCATGACATGAGTATTAAGTCAATAATTGCACACCCTAAAGACGTTGAGATGTCAGTACAAGATATGGAGTGGAAAAGTTTAGGACGTGAGTACGCTGGTAGCACACAGGCTTTAATATTTAAAGTAAAAAAGGATGCTATTGTAATGCCTGAGGCGCTTAGTATCATAGAGAATAAGATAAACATAGAGCACTCTATAAGAATGCAATATGTAAAGATTGATTTAGCTATTTATGACGATTCAGAAGAGTATGAGGATGAGCGTAAAGTATGGGATAGTGAGATTGAAAAGATAGCAAACAGAGAGAAAGCAATAGAAGAGGGTTATTTTTGGAGAGTATCGGAGGCAAAGATAGCACAGGAGGGGTCAATGGTATTAAGAGGGTCAAATGATGCTACTCCAATACTAGAACAAAAGGAGGTAATAAATACCCCTATAGAAGTTAAAGAGGTAAAAAAAGACATATTTTACCACTATGTAATATAATAGCCGTGGAAACACACTATAATATAGAGCCGCGGCAACGCACTCAAATAAGTTAAATAAATAAAGTAAATTAAAAAAAAGAACAAATGAAAAAAGAAATGTTAACTTTGTCTACTTACTTAGCTAAGGAGTCAATCGAACAAGAAGCTTTTGATGCAATGAACGCAGAAGAGAAAGCAGGAATTTTTAACGCTATTCAAAAAAATAACATTGAGTACGTTGAGGAATTAAAAGAAAATAGCGTATCTAAAGAAGATTTATCAAAGGCTTTGCAGTCATTCAATGATGAGAAAGCAAAAAGCACAGATATCATTATGGAGGCTATCGCTAAACAAGGTAATGCTATTTCTAAAATGGCTAAAGGGTCTAATCCTGCTAAGCCTGCAACTATTAAATCTCAAATTGCAGACTCTTTAGAAGAGGTTAAAAACTTAAGACCTAATACAGATCAAGAGGTTACTATTAAAGCTGATGTATCTACAGCGTCTATCGCTAATAATACAGGATCATTCAGAGACCAAACTATCTCGCCTTTAAATGTACAGAATGTAACAATGGAAAACTTGTTCCCATCTGTAACTATCGGAGGTAACAACTTAAATAAGACTTATACTTACATGGACTGGGACGAGGCTACAGTAACTAGAGCGGCTGCCATGATTGCTGAGTGTGGTGCTTTTCCTGAGTCTGAAGTTGGTTGGATTGAAAAGAGTATTAAAATTAAGAAAGTTGGTGATACTTTACCAGTTTGTGAGGAGTTTTTTGAGGATGAGTCAATGTTTGCATCTGAGTTAGATTTATTTTTAAGAACTAACGTTATTTTAAAAGTAAACGATCAGATATTAAATGGAGATGGTACAGGTGAAAACTTAACAGGTTTGGTTACTTCTGCTACTCCTTATGTAGCACCTCAAGCTGGTATTACTGATGCATCTATCTTTGATTTGATTGTAAAGGTTAAAAGTTCAATTACTGCATTAGGTCAGAAATTCATGCCTAACTTTGTTGTAATGAATAACGAAGATATTTGTAAAATGAATCTTAAGAAAGACGCTAACAATAATTATGTTATGCCTCCATTCGTATCTAGAGATGGTGAAGTAGTTAAAGGTATGGTTATTATTGAAGATAACGCTTTAACAGCTAATACAATGGTAGTAGGAGATAGTAGATACGGTAGAGTAATTAACAGAATTGGTATGCAAATGTCAAAAGGTTACATTAACGACCAATTTACAAAAGACCAAACTACTTTAAAAGTTAGGAGACGTTTAGCTTTCTTAATTAAAGATGCAGACAAAACAGGATTTGCTTATGTGTCTGATATTGCGGCTGATTTGGTAACTTTAGCATCATAATATAAACAAGATGAGAAAGATAACATTTACACAGGATTACGCTATAAAAAAGGAGGGAGATGTTATGGAGGTTGACAGTATGTTAGCCTCCTATCTAATCCACACTAAAAAAGTAGCGAAATTGTACACACCGAAAAAGAGAAAAGTAACTAAAAAAGAAGATTAACCCATGATTTTAACTATAAACGATTTTGATAAAGGTAGGTATCAAATACCAACAAACCCAAAGCAAGACGCTGATTTAATGGCGTGTATTCAATACGTTGAAGATTGCTATTTGCCTAAATTGTTTGGAGTTGAATTATATGAGTTGTTTTTAGCTGATTTATCTTTACCCGTAGAGGGCGAACCAACAGAGCCTAGATTTGTCAAGATATTTAACCCGTTTAACTATCAAAGTGATGACTCTTGTAGTGAGTTTGTTCGCTCAGAGGGTATAAAAGAGATGTTAAAAGGCATAGTTTACTATCATTATGTTAGAGACGAGCCGACAAGAGTTACAACAGTAGGAATTAAAAGAACTGAATCCGATAACTCTATGAATGTGACAGCCATTTGGCACGATATAACATCTAGATTTAATCAGGCAGTAGTAACTTACAAGGCAATACAATACTACATTTGCCACGGTACAGAGTTTGAGTACACAGAGTACAAAGGAATAGAACAAAAATATAACCACCAATTTTAATGAATACAAATTTAGTTGACATAGTTAGACATTTAATTTCCCTCATAACCTTGGAACTTTCAGTAGTAAGTATTGATAGTGGAAAAGTTTATCTATGTAACACTTTGCACCTTACTTTGTGTAAGATAGTAAAGGATGAGTTTGGTAATGAATATGAGGTTACTGATTTTGTTTGTAATGAGTATGTAGTTTTAACGCCTTATGGTCATGATGTACCGTTTAGTGGTTCGCTAGTTATTGCACCTGAAATATATTACTTTCATGGAGACCCTAAGAGTACAAACAACGAGTACTTACAGTTTGACAAAAGAACGGCAAACAAAACGCCATTTATTTGGCTAGTTGAGTCTTATATTTACGATCAATTACCTTTAGATTCAGCAGTTGAAGAGGCGTATGATGTTAGATTGTTTTTTTTAGACTGGGCAGAGACTCCAAAATGGGAGAATGACGACCACAATAACAATGTAATTAAGCCAATGCAGAATTTACAAAAGGCATTTTTACAAGTTATTGAGGACGATTATAACTATAAAAGGCTGGAAAATGTAAGGTTAATTGTTAGGAATAGGTTTGGGGCAACGGCTCAGAATCCAGATAAGTTAATTATAGATGAAGATTTAACAGGTTTAGAAGCATCTTTTAGGTTACAAGTGTATGATTTATCAAAATGTAAATGTTAAATAAAATATTAATTAAATTAAAAAATAAATAATTATGAGTACAGGAATATGTAGCTGTGGTTCTCCATCATTTGGAAACACAGGTAGACCAAATTGCGTAATTGAGCAGAAAGTTTTAGCCTTTCCAGTTATCGCACCAAGATATAAAAAAGACGGTAGTAGAAATACTATTGATTTAGCACAAGACCCGTTAACTATTGCAGATTCAAACGGTGCTACAGGTAACTATGCAACTATAGGAGCTTATATCTTAGATAGAGTTGAGAATACTAACTGGGACGCTCAAGATAGATTATACCCTTTGCCAAAAGTGGAAAATAACGTAGTAGAAAGAACAGAGACTGTATACGAGACTACACCATCAGGAACAAAGTATAAAATTGACGGTGTGGGCGGTGTTATATCATTCTCTTTCCAATTATGGGGTAAAGATTCAGTATCACAAATACAAAGAGAGTTAAACAAATTTGGTTGTTCGGATGTTGATTTCTTTTATATTGATATTGCAGGAGCTATGTGGGGTATTAAAGACGATCCTAGTAACTGTGTTATTAGAGGTTATGAAATATCGGCAGATACTTGGGATGTTTTTAAAGTATGGGCAACTGATACAACAGTTAATAAACTGTCTATTTCTTTTGATTTAGATAATGATGAATGTGTTGAGAACTCATACGCTTATACTGCTGATGAATTAGGATATAAAGCGACATCATTTAAGGGTTTAATTTCTGCTAGATCAATTTCAGATAACACAGATTTAACTACTGTAGTAGTAAAAGTTGAGGCTGATAATGGTTCAGCGTGTGATTATTATGATGTGGCAGGATTGATAGGTGCTAACTTTAAAGTGTATGATTCTGCTGCTCCAACAGTTGAACTACCTAATACTGGCGCTGTAGAGTCTCCAGATGGTACTTACACAGTTACTATGTCATCTGCCTTAGTTGCGTCTGATAGTTATATTGTTAAAGTTACTGCATCAGGTTACGATGTTGCAAGTAGCACATTTACTGCCTAATGTCTTTAAATAGATATATTGAACTTGGTGAACATAAATATAAAATTAGCTGGCTTAGAAGCGTAACAGAAAGACAAGCGGTTAATATACTATCGAAAATTGGTAGAGATGTAAATCAAGTTAAAAATGCATGGAAAAGGGCAAACGGTTACTCAGTTAGAAATGAGGACGAACCAATAAAGCCTAAGAGGAGAGCGAGAAAAAAGAAAGAAGATAAATAGTAAATTTTCGGGGGGTGGTTTAATTATCACTCCCTTTTTTTTAGATTATGGATTATAGAATTAAAAAAAGTTACCCTATTATAGAACTGCCTAAAGGCTATGAGGAGGAGAAGCGTGTAAAATGTACACCTTGCTCAACTTGTAATCAATTAGTATTAGCAAGTGAGACAGGATCAAACAGTTGGGAGAATGATGTAAAGGGTGTTTATGTTAAAAAAGGCTTAGAAACTGATATTGTAACTTTTACAATGGAAGATTGTGATGGTAATATACTTACTAATTTAGGTCAGTCGGTTACTTTTCCACATGATGACTTAGCAGTAGGTTTTATTTATGAATGGCAACAAGTACTAAATACATACGGTGCAAAATGCTACACTATAAAAGCAAATTTTGATATTGCAGGAGTTACAGGAGATTATACTATTGGTAAATACGACTTAAAACCTTATTCTATTGAGTCGGCTAGGCGTACTGTAAGGGTGTTTAGTGAATTTAATTCATACTATTTAAAAGATAAAATAGATTTTACTGATTCTAATTTTAAAGACTCGGTTAGATTTGGCGGTTATTTTGGCAACAGACAACCTAAAACAGAGATAAACAACCTAATAAACAAAGGTAGAAAAGTTGAAAAGGTAACAAGAGAAAACTTAAACACATACGAGTTAAGAACTAACCCATTAAATATTTGTATCACTAGGCAGTTACTAGATTTTCATTTTTTGAATGAAGATAAAATATTGATTAGCGATCACAACTCAACTAATCACGACTATTTATTATTTGATAAAGATGTAGTTTTAGAAGATACTCCTGAGTTAAATTATAGAGATGGTAGTAGACTTGCAGATATGACAGTAACCTTTGGAGATAGAGAAAAATTAAGTAAAAGTTATTATAATAAAAAATAAATAAAATGGCTAAAGATTTTAGTATTGAGGGGTCAGCCCTCGTAATTACAGAGGGTGGTACAGTCATCTTTGAAAGTCCTAAAAGAGATGTGTATTTTAAAAGCTCATCTTTAGAAAATGAGGCAAAGGTAGTATTATATGATACAAATGCAGTTAATAAAAATGCATCAGGATTATTAACAGCTGATTTATCAGAGTGTACAGATAATGGTACACCTTTTACAAATTCTAGTTTTAGAACTTTTGCGCGTGAAAATCTGGGTTTTAATCAGGGCGGAGGGAGTCCGTCAGGTACACCACCATGGAAATATACAGCGAATAACTACACAGATTTAACAACTAATGTAGCACCAACAGCGACAGAGGGAGAGTTAGCGATAGTTTATAATAGTCAAGGTATATGGGCAATAAATCGTAAATTAAAAGGCGTTTATATTTATCAGGGTGGAACTTGGGAGTATGCAAATCAAGAGCTACAAGATAAAATAAAGGAGAATACAGTAGAGATAACAGCACTAGAAGCTGATGTATTAACCAATACTAATAATATAGCTTTAAAACGAGATTTAACAGCACAAAAAAATAGTATTGAGAGTGATAGTGGAGATTTACAATTAGTTGGAGATTCTGCGAGCGTTGGCAATAGTCAGTATTATGGTACAGATGCATCAGGTACAAAAGGCTTTCATAACTTAACAGGTGGTGGTAGTGGTGATATGACTAAGGCAGTCTATGATCCTAATAATAAAGCAGGTGATGCTTTTGATTATGCTAATTTTTTAGGTACTTTTCAAATACCAGATAATACTACTACTGTTAGTATGTCATCAGATAAAGATAACTTAGATTTAGACGGTGATAATGTTGTTTACTTAACAACAACCTCA